TCTTGTTACATGCAACGCATCTCACTCCATTATCTCCGTCAACCGCCCTGAATCTTTATTATACAGCAACGAACAGGCTGGTCCAGTCATGCCGCTGAACCTGTTCTTCAGTACACGCACGTGTGTTGTGTTGCGTACCATCTTATCTTCTGCTTGTGCATTACGCTCTAGTCCAAGAACAATATCAGAAAGCTGAGCAATTGAAGCACTGCCACGAAGCTGACCCAGACTAGTAACTGCTCCATCCTCATGTCCTTTTCCTTCTGGTCTACGTAGGTGACTAACAACAAACATACATATCTCCATCTCCTGACAGAACATACGTAGCTTGGTCATGATCTCATCAATGGCTTTACGTTCATCGCCATTGGCTTGATCTGATACCAGAATGGATATGTGATCGAGGATGATGTACCTAACACCTAGCACCTTGACTTGGTAGCGAAACCTAGCCAGTACGTTCTCGATCTGGTTGGAGCCAAACGAATCCCACAGAACAACACGGTCATCAAGATCTAACGTATTGAATACGTACTCTACCTCATCAGGGGAGTAATCACATCCGGGTAGGTGTATTGGTTTGTTGATCTGTAGACCCACTAGTCCACGGGCAGTACGGTCAGGCGTCTCTTCAAGGAATGCTAGACCTATCCTCTCGTTGGTCTGCGATGCAACGGAGAAGACTAGTTCACGCATGAACGTGGACTTACCTAAACCAGATCCAGAACAGATGGTGACTAACTCAGTCGGTCTCATGCCAAAGGTCATGTCATCCAGTCCCTTGTAGGGATAGCGTACCTCTGCCTCCATCAATGGCTTCTTCATCGCCTCACGGAGTGACCCTATCATCACCATGCCGTCAGGTGTGTACACCTTTGCAGCCCACCACCGCTTGATGAAGTCATCCTTGTCGGCATTCATCAGATAGTCGGAAGCATCCTTGTGTTCTCCGTGCTGGTAGATCTTTGCCTTACCACCAAACAGATCTGCACACTCATGCGCCGCCTTCTTACCATGCTCGTCGTTGTCAAAGCAGAAGATGATGTTGTCGAATAGATCGAGGAACTCGTATGCCCTACGGCAGTCCGCCGCCGCACCCTGCGCACCATTACGAATAGATACTACGGGATACTTGTCCCCGAACATCTGGTATGCAGACAGAGCATCCATCTCCCCTTCGACTACGGTTATGTACTGTCCACCCGAAGGGAAGAGGTGTTGGCCGAATAGACTTGCACGTTTCCAGTCCCCCTCGATGCTGAACTTCTTATCAGGTGTACGCTTTTTAACTGCAGTTAATTCACCATCAGCTGTGTAGTAACCGAAGTGTACCTCGTCACCGTACAAAGTAGTGGAGTACCTCTCCATTGTACGTGCATCGAGACCCCTGTCCTGATAGCTCCTAGATTGCCCTCTAAGCTCCATTACAGGAACCCTTGGGGTTGGTACACGATAGTCGTTAATGTCGCTCACAGAGCCTCCTGTGTCCTCTGAGGAGGGGGTAAACGTAGCACATGCGAAACAATAGCTCGACCCATCCTCATTATAGGACAACGCATCACTAGATCCACAATCATTACACTTCTGGTGTAGCTCTACAAACGCCATCAATGCACCTCCTCACTAGTACCGAAACGAGAAAGATAACGAGACTCTAGTTGCTTATCATCCAGCGATTCAAACTCCATCGCAAAAAGATTAAACAACATGTTCATTGCCTCCATGTAATTCACACTGTACATATGATCTTCAGTTAACTCTTCAATCATACGAGTACGTTCTGCCTGTTCCATGTTACCTCCTATTATAAAAGTAATATGTATTAGTAATACTTAATACTAATGCATAGTACTTACTGTATAGACTATATAGATTAGTATACCACACTACGCTTTCTTTTGCCAATGGATTTGTCGGCACTATTACCTCTTGATTTACTGCGCGGTTTGTGCGTCTTAACATATCGGCGTGTATTCCTTGCCATATCTCTCCTCCCTCTCGTCGTTAACATGATCCAAGAAAGCACGTAGTTTACCTGACCGTTTGAGCTTTGTCAACGCTTGGTACTCAATGACACGCACCATCTGACGACTGATACCTAGCTCATCCGCAATCTCTTGGTGTGTCATGTGGTACGTAAGATATTTACTCCTCTTTCCCACTGTCTATTTCTCCTCATCTTCAAACCGCATCTTCCTGTTGTGTTTAAAACGCTCGTTAAAGTCTTCATCATCAATGGTAATCCACGCCACAATAATGACACCAGCAAACAGGGCAAACAAAAAGATACCTAAGTTAAACTCACTCATCGGACTGATCCCTCTCCTCTTTGTACTTGGAGATATCGTCCTCGTGATACTCCTCAGCATAGTCCCAGATACAACGGTCACCTTCCCAATAGTCTTGGTAATCGTCGTGCCATACTTCCCATTGCTCTCGTCCCATAACAAATCTCCTATTACCCGAACCTAATTACTTGACATGCTCAACAATAACCTGCGTGGTGTCACGCTTGTAGCATAGTAAACAATCCATACACTTCTGTCCAGTGCAGTTAGCTTCACCGCCGTACGACTCCGACACGTTGTTGAATACACGGTCGAACCCACGCGGTGGAGATGACATCACGTTATCTATCTTCGGATTACTATAAACGAGAATCATATTATCAGGTACATGATGCAGATTCTTACGTACAATACCCACACGTTTAGTCCACAAAGCAAACGTCGAGTGCTTGTTGTCACTAGCTATCGCACATAAATTACGGAAGTGCTGCTCATTTATTAGCTCTCCATGCCCATGAAACCGCACGAATGCACCGGAGGTACGAGGCAGAATGAACTCAGCATCACTCGCAAGTACGTCACTATTCCGCTGGAACGCTGGTTGGCAGTTCTTCCTATAACTAGAAAGCATACTCATGCTATAGCACTTTCCGCATATCTTGTCGGCATCGGGTCTACTAGACTCCTTGATACAGAACGGGTTCGTCGCTGTGTTGGTATTGATTGCTTGTATACCGTCCAGCTTACCCGTCATCTTACTTACACTAACGGTCGGGATCATAGACCACCTCCTCTCTGATTACACGGCACTCCTCGCCGTCCTTGATATAAGCATCGCAAAAATACTTTGCATTGTCAAGCGTGGAGTTGTACGAAGAGCCATCACTGTCACGCTCCTCCCACTCCCATGTCTTACGGTTAAACTTCTGCACTACATACCATGTATCAATAGCCATACTTACACCTTCACATCATAGACCGTAGTGGTCTCTTCATCTTCATCACGGAACACATGCACATCATCCTCGTTCCAGTCAATAGGACAATCCAACTCGTTGATGGCGTAGTCCATTGCAGCTTGCTCCGCATCATCTTCATCCGACGACAAAACATTAACACGACGACTGACAGTGATAGTCACATCGAACACGTACACATGCTCTTTCATCTTGTCATAGATCTCATCCAACTTATGCACTGCGTCGTTGAGCAATACTTCTAGCTCCTCGAACTCAGTGTTAAGCGGATGGTTGACGATGTCGTACTCAACCCTACATCTGATTGAATTGATGACACGTCGGAACTCTACAAGATCGTCTCGTGTTGTTAGTAAATGGTTGTTCATTACTACTACTCCTCACCAAATGAATCACGACACTTGTCGCACATATAAGCACCCGTCTTGTTACCAACGAGAACCTCCCTCGTACTGGCATCCTCACTATCGAAGATGTCCTGTACAAACCTGTCAGTACAAAGATACCAACCCCATGCATCCGTGTCAACCACACGACTGTGCACACTCCTACACAACATGCACGTAGCCGACACTTTAGTTTTGCTGAACAACTCTACTACTTCTCCCATAGTACTTCTCCATTAGCTCTTCCACGTTATCTTCCCAACAAGGCACACAGATACAGTCACCGTTGTCCTCTTGGTACACCTCTTTCTCAGTGCGAAACCACTCATCGCACACAACGCATTCAAAGACCATAGACATCAGAACATCTCCTATGAATTAACACGACCATCAGGTTCGATGCATAACCACATACCACACCACTTAACCACAACAGCAGGATCACACACCATCGGTTCAACCGTACGCCTAAACGTACGATACGACATACCTTGATCAGACTGTCTCCACTTCCGCAACAACGCCTGTTGCTGATTCTTAGTCAATGCAATCATACATCACCTCTCATTAATGTAATGAAGATTATCTTCCGGACCGTCGTTGTAACTCTCGCTCCAACGCTCTTCATCCAAGATGTCGATTAGATCCATGCGAAGATTAGCAAGCGTACTGAATATCTCAGGATACCTGTCGAACGCTCGCGGATTTACAGTTAACACTGACGACATTGCATCAACAGCAACACGCAATGCATCCAGCTTTTTCTGTGCATTTTCCATCAGTCAAACCTCCCCACGCGTTGATTACCTACGCTGTCCTTGATGCCGAATTCT